CCCTGGATTTGCGTGCACCTGGTCTGTATTTTTTCGGCCCCTGGTGGGCCGTTCCTAGGCCCCAGGAGGGTCGTCATGTCATCGAAGATCGAACCCCCTGAGGGTCTCGGACGGAAGGCCCTGGTGGTCTGGTCGGAGATCGCGGGGAGCTATGAGCTGCGGATCGATGAGCTGCGTGTCCTGGAGGACGCCTGCCGGGAGATCGATCTGATCGAGCGGCTGGAAGCGGAGCTCAAGCACGCCGACCTGATGGTCACGGGCAGCATGGGGCAGCCGGTCGCTTCGCCGCTGGTGCAGGAGCTGCGGCAGCACCGCGGCGTCCTGGCCCGACTGTTGGGTTGGCTGAAGTTGCCGGACGAGGAGGAGCCGGCGAAGGGGAACGCGTCGGCGTCTGCGCGGCAGGCTGCGATGGCGCGTTGGGGCCGTGGCGCGTAGGCGGTCGGTCGAGCGCCAGGACGATGGGCACGAGGATGTCATCGGCTGGTACCGGGAGCGGCTGACGCAGGTCGCCCCGCGTCCGGAGTTGGAGTGGGAGCCGAAGCTGCTCGGCCCGACCTGGCAGCGGAACCCGGACGGTACCTGGCTGCTGCCGGAGGCGACGCTCGGCTGGGAGGCTCTCGGCTGGTGCGGGGTGTGGTTGCAGCATTCCCGTGATGTGCCGTGGCGCTTCACTGACGAGCAGGCTCGTTTCATCCTGTGGTGGTTCGCGCTCGACGAGTCGGGTTCCTTCGCTTACCGCGACGGTGTTCTCCAGCGTTTGAAGGGCTGGGGGAAGGACCCGCTCGGCGCCTGCCTGTGCGCGGTCGAGGCGCTCGGCCCGTCCCGCTTCGCCGACTGGGCTTCGGACGGTTCGCCGATCGCGACGGACAGCCCCGAGGCGTGGGTGCAGACGGCGGCGGTGAGTCTCGAGCAGACGAAGAACACGATGCGGCTTTTCCCCTCCTTGTTCACGGCGGAGGCGAAGGAGCACTACCGCATCCAGGTCGGCAAGGAGACCGTCAATGCGCTCGGGGACTCACGTCTGATCCAAGCGGTGACGTCGTCGCCGTCGACCCTGGAGGGCGCCCGAGCGACGTTCGTGCTGCTGAACGAGACGCATCATTGGGACTCGTCGAACTCGGGCCACGACATGGCCGACGTGATCGAGCGGAACGCCACGAAGTCCGCGGACGGTGCGGCGCGCACGCTGCGCATCACGAACGCCTACGAGCCCGGCCAGGACTCGGTTGCGGAGCGGGACCGAGAAGCCTGGGAGGCCGTGGACGCTGGCCGGGTGATGGACTCGGGTCTGCTGTACGACTCGATCGAAGCTCCGCCGAAGGCGCCGCTGACAGTGGAGGCCGCCCCGGCGGTGATCCGGTCGATCCGCGGGGACGCGTCCTGGCTGAACGTGGACCGCATCGTGAAGTCGATCGCTGACGTGCGGAACCCTCCGAGCCGGTCGCGACGCTTCTGGTACAACATGATCGTCGCGGCTGAGGATGCCTGGATGGCGCCCTACGAGTGGGATGCCTGCAAGGCCGAGGCTCTCGAAGCTGTCGACGGCGACGAGATCGTCATGTTCTTCGACGGCTCCAAGTCGGACGACGCCACCGCTCTGGCGGGCTGCCGGATGTCCGACGGTCACGTCTTCACGCTCGGCGTGTGGCAGCGGCCGGCGAACTGGAATCTCGACGTTCCGTGGTCTGTGCCGCGCGATGAGGTGGACGGCGTCGTCGAGCGGGCCTTCAACACGTACAAGGTGGTGGCGTTCTTCTGCGACCCGGGCTCTGGCCAGGACGAGGACGGCGAACGCTACTGGTACGCCTACCTCGACAAGTGGGGGCAGGAGCACGGCTCGAAACTGGTCCTGCACGCGGTCACGGCCGGCCCGAAGCAGCACGCCGTCCGCTGGGACATGGGCGCTCCTCGCCATCAGGAGGAGTTCACGGACGCGGTGCAGCGAACGCGCGAGGACATTCTCGAGCGGCGTCTGACGCATGACGGCCACAAGGTGATGCGCACGCATGTGGCGAACGCTCGCCGCCGCACGAACGCGTGGGGCATCACGATCGGCAAGGAGCACCGTGAGAGTGCCCGGAAGATCGACCTTGCGGTGTGCATGGTCGGCGCGCGGATGCTTCGCAGGAAGCTCCTCAACAGCAAGCAGTACGGGAAGCGGCCGAAGTCGCGCGGTAAGGGACGGGTGGTGGTGCTGCGATGACCCTGTCTATCCCCGAGCTGCCTCTGCTGACGCTGTCGGATGACGAGCTCGCGCTGGTCCAGATGCTGCGGGCGGACATGCTGCAGGACCGGTGGGCTCTGCAACTGCGGGACGCGTACTTCAACGGCGAACAGCTCGTGAGGGACCTCGGCATCTCGATCCCGCCGCAACTGAAGGGTCTGCACACGGTGATCGGCTGGCCGCGGGTCGGCGTCGAGAGCCTAGAAGAGCGGCTGGACTTGGAGGCGTTCCGCTGGGCGGACGGTGCGGACTCGCGCGAGTTGACGGAGATCGCCGAGGCGAACGACTTGTTCGACGAGTCGAGCCTCGCCCACCTGGACGCGCTGGTGTACGGCCGGGAGTATCTGGCGGTCGGTTCGGGGGACTGCGGCACGGACGACTGCCCGCCGCTGATCTCCGTGGAGTCGCCGCTGGACATGACGCTGATGTGGGATGCCCGTCTGCGGGTGGGCACGGCGGCGCTCCGCGAGTGTGCGGCCGATGCGTTCATCGAGTCGGGGCCTGAGGAGCGGATGCTGGTCCTCTATCTGCCGGATCAGACGGTGATGTGCTTGCCGTCTGAGAGTGGTGGGTGGGAGGTCGTCGACCGCGACATGCACAACCTCGGGATCGTGCCGGTGGTACGGATGGCGAACAGGCAGCGCACCGCGGACCGGGTCGGCAAGAGCGAGATCACGCCCGAGGTCATGTCGATCACGGATGCGGCGTGCCGCCGGCTGATGGGCATGGAGGTCGCCGCCGAGTTCTTCGGCGCCCCGCAGCGGTACATCCTCGGTGCCAGCGAGTCGGCGTTCCAGGACGCGGATGGTACGGCCAAGAGCGCCTGGGAGACGTACATCGGCCGGGTGCTCGCTCTGGAGCGGGACGAGGATGGCCAGGTGCCGAGCGTGGGTCAGTTCGCTGCTCATGATCCGACGGGCATGACGAAGATCATCGATCTGTATGCCCGGATCATGTCGTCGCAGTTTGGTCTGCCGCCGCACATGCTCGGCTACACCACCGACAACCCCGCGAGCGCGGACGCCATTCGGTCCACCGAGGCGAAACTCGTCAAGCGCAGCGAGCGCAGGATCCGCCGGTTCGGTGCCGCGTGGCAGCAGGCGATGCGGCTCGCGCTGTGGGTGCGGGACGGGGAACCGCCGGACAAGGCCCGCCGGATCGAGACGGTGTGGCGGAACCCGGCGACACCGACGGTGGCCGCCCAGGTGGACGCCACGGTGAAGCTCGTTCAGGCCGGTGTCCTGCCCGCCGACTCCGACGTCACGCTGGAGATGGCCGGGTTCACGGAGGCGCAGCGGCAGCGGATCACTGTGGACCGGCGGCGCACGGCTGCCGCGGCTTCCGCTGGCGGCCTCATGGAGCGGCTGGCCGCGATGAACGACCGGCCGGCCGGGTCTCTGCCGGATGTGGTGGAGGTCGACGGTGGCGACGACGGTCTCTGACGGCGGTCGTGACCCGGACCGGTATCGGGCTGCGCAGCGTGGTCTGACGCGTCTGCTGGTTCGGGAGGTTCGCGGCCTGCGTCGCCTGATCATTCCGTCGCGGCTGCGGCAGTCGATGCCGGACTGGTTCACGGCGGTGCAGACGGTTGTGGACCAGTACGCGCAGACGTCGGCCGCGCTGGGTGCCGAGTTCTATGACGCGCAGCGGGAAGCAGCCGGTGTGCCCGGCTCGTTCACGGTGCCTGTCGTGGATCCGCCGCCGCCTGAGAAGGCCGAGGCGTCCCTGCGGTGGGCTGCGAAGGACGTGTGGGAACGCGACCCTGAGCAGGCCACGCCCGCGCAGCGGGAGCCGCTCGAGGTCCGGCTGGGGCAGGCGGAGAAGAAGGCCGAGCTGGTCGCGCAGAAGCTGGTCGCTGACACGGGCCGGAGCACTGTCCTGGAGGCGGTGCGGCAGGATCCGCAGGCGAGAGCGTGGGCGCGGTCGGCAGCCTTGGGGGCGTGCGCCTTCTGTAAATTGCTGGCCTCCCGCGGCTCGGTCTTCGCCCGGGAGACGGTGGGCTTCCGTGCACATGATGGCTGCCACTGTGGCGCCATCCCGGTTTTTGCGGGGCAGCGGTTCGAGCCGTCCCCGCAGGCCCGTGAGTGGGCGCGGCTGTACGAGGAGTACGCCGCCGGCCACTCCGGTAGCCAGTTGGCCCGGTTCAGGCGGGCGCTGGCGGAGCACGATCCGAACCCGCTCCCCGGAGCTTTCTAACCCTGGTCGCCCTGGTGGCGGCCTTCCCTTTTCGACAGCCCCTGGAGGGCCGATTCGTCATGCCCGAAGAGACCGAGACGACCGAGCAGCAGGACACCGGTACGGAGGAGACCGTCGAGGAGACGGCCACCGAGGAGAACGGCGCCGAGCAGCGGGACGACGCCCAGGAGGCGGAGACCGGCGGCGAGGAGAAGCCGTTCGACCGGAAGAAGTTCGAGGCGGAGCTGCGGAAGAAGAACAGCGAGGCCGCGAACCTCCGCAAGCGTCTGAAGGAGCTGGAGCCGGCGGCTGCCGAGCTGCAGCGCATCAAGGACGCGGAGAAGACGGAGTCCGAGCGCCTCAACGACCAGCTGACTCGCGCGAACGAGCAGGTAGCGAAGACGCGTCAGCGGCTGGTGCGCACTCAGGTGCAGGCGCTGGCGATGACCGGGTTCGCGGACCCGGAGGACGCGGTCGGCGCGCTGGATCTCGACTCGTACATCGACTCGGAGGGTGACATCGACGAGGCGGCCATCAAGGCGGACCTCGACGCGCTCCTCGAGCGCAAGCCGCACTGGGCGAAATCCCAGCCCCAGGAGGGCCCGCGGCGTCCCGCACCGGATCGCACTCAGGCGTCCGGTGCCAACCGAAAGCAGGCCCCTAACCCGGGCGACGAGTTCGCCGGGTGGCTGACACCGCAGCTCAAGCAGTAGCTGCGGAGAAGGAAGGACCCCATGGCTACGGCCCCGATCAAGCTGTCAGATGTCAACGCTTCGCTGCTCCCGAGGACCCTCGCGGGCCCCATCTTCGAGAAGAGCGTGGAGCAGTCCGCGGTGATGGCGCTGGCACGGCGCGCCCCGCTGGCGATCGACGCCACCACCTCCGTGCCGATCCCGATGGACGTGCCCACCGCGGACTGGGTCGGGCAGGCGCAGAAGAAGCCGCTGTCGTCCGGCAGCGTCGGCGTGAAGGAGATGACGGCGAAGAAGCTCGCCGTGCTGATCCCGGTCGCCGAGGAGGTCGTCATGACCAACGCGGGCGGCCTGTGGACGCAGCTGCAGACGGACCTGCCGACGGCGTTCGCGCGGGCTTTCGACCACGCGGCGATCCACGGCAAGACGATGAAGGGCGCGGCCGGCCCGTTCGCCGACTACATGGCGATGACCAGCAACGCGGTGGCGCTGGGCACGAAGACGCAGGCGCAGGGCGGCATCTGGGCCGACCTGGTGACCGGCATGGAACTGGTCATCGACGACGACTGGGACTACACCGGCACCATCGCGGACCACCGGCTGAAGCCGAAGCTGCTGCTGGCGACGGACACGACGGGCCGGCCGATCCTGGTCGACACCGCCACGCCGGGCACGGACATGGCGTCGGCGGGCACGCTGATCGGCGAGCCCCTCGCCTACTCCCGCTCGGTGTCGGGCAAACAGCGCCGGCAGTCGGCGTCGACGGACACCGGCCTGCGGGCGATTGGCGGTGATATGTCCCAGGCGGCGTTTGGCGTGGGCATGGACATCACCGTGAGGATCTCCAAGGAGGCCACCTACGTCGACGAGGACGGCAACGTCGTGTCGGCGTTCCAGAACAACCTGGTGCTGCTCCTCGCGGAGGCCTACTACGGCTACGTGCAGGGCGACCCGGACGCGTTCGTGAAGTTCACCGGCACGCCGTCGGGCACCTGATGGGCACGGCTGTCCCGGCTTCCGCGCCGGGCGGGGCAGCCAAGCCCCTGACGATCGTGGCCCGCGTGCATCTGATGCCGCCGGAGCACAATGCTGGCGCCGAGCACATGCTGGTGTCGATGCTGCGGCCTCTGGTGGAGCGCGGGCACGACGTTCAGGTGTGGCTGTCCCGGTATGGCAAGGCCAGCCGCGAGTACGAGTACCGGGGCATCAAGGTGGTGCCGCTGGCGTCGCGGCTGGACTTTCCGTCGGCGGTGCGTCGGGCGGATGTGCTGTTGGCGCATCTGGAGACGGTGCCGTCGACGGCGTCTCTGGCCCGCGGGTACGGGAAGCCGTTGGTGGTGGTGTGCCACAACACGCACCGGCCCACCTTCCGGGATGCGGCGGCGGGCGGTACGGCACTGGCGGTGTACAACAGCCAGTGGATGGAGCGGGAGGCGGAGCTCTTCTTCGCCGAGTACCCGAAGGCCATCCGCCCCGCCGCGTCGCTGGTCGTGCGCCCGCCGGTGTTCGCCGACGAGTACGCGACGAAGCCCGGCAAGGCGATCACGCTGATCAACTGCAACCCGGAGAAGGGCGGCAAGGTGCTCGACGCGCTGGCCCGCCGGATGCCGGAGCAGGAGTTCATCGCGGTGCGCGGCGCCTACGGAGAGCAGACCCTCCCGGACCTGCCCAACGTGGAGGTCGTCGACCACGTGCGTGGCGAAGACATGCGGGATCGGGTGTATGCCCGCACTCGGGTGCTGCTGATGCCGTCGTCCTACGAGTCGTGGGGACGTGCCGGCGTTGAGGCGCTCGCCAGCGGCATCCCCGTTCTGGCTCATCCGACACCGGGCCTGTGCGAGTCGCTCGGCGAGGCCGGCATCTTCGTGGACCGGAACGACGTCGACGGCTACGAGGCGGTGCTGCGGAAGTTGCAGACGGCCGCCGAGTACCGGCTTGCCAGCAAGCGGGCGAAGGCCCGGTCTGCCGAGCTTGATCCGGCCGCTGATCTGGCGGCCTGGTGTGCGGCTGTGGAGTCTTTGGCCTGAGGAGGGCGTCATGGTATTCGTCCCTCCGACTGCTGAGCAGCTCGGCCTGTACCTGGGCATGGAGGAGATCGACGGGGCGCGCGCGGACCTGCTGATCGCGACGGCGGCGTCGCTGTGTCAGACGGTCGTGAGGCCGCTTCCTGAGGGCGCGGAAGCGGTCGTCCTGTCCGTCGCTGGCCGGGCCTATGTGAACCCGCAGCAGGTGTCCTACGAGACGATTGGCCCGATGTCGGTGCAGCGCCCGCAGGGTTCTGGCGGCCTGTACCTGACGAAGGCCGACAAGAGCGCCCTGAAGAGCCTCGCGGGCCGAGGCGGCGCGTTCACGGTGGATCCGACGCCGGGGACCGCGGACCCGTCGCCGACGTGGCCGATCGACGATGCCGGGTTCGCCGACGAGTTCGAGCCCGGCTGGGGGTACTGATGCCTGCCCCGTACCCGTTCGGGGAGACGGTGCGGATCCTGCGTACCGGCCCTTCGCC